CTCGTCTTCGTCGACTGGGTGATAGCCACTCTTGCTGGCAGCGCGGGCGGGCGGGTCGGGCGGCGCGGTGGCGCGCAAGGATTCCAGATCCTTGGTGATCTCGGCCTGGATGCTTTCGGTCCCGGAGGGGCTGGCCGCGTGCATGCGGGCGACATTGGCCTCGATGCGGGTGACGATTTCGTCCGGTGTTTCCGCTGCCTTGGGTTCCGGCGTGGTCTTGGTGCCGGCGGTCTTGCCGGCCGTTTCCTTCGCGCGTTCGGCCTGCTCCTTGTCCTTGTCTTGGCCGGTGCCGGCCTTGGGCTCAGTCATGGGGAATGCTCCAGAAGAGGGACGCCGGCCAGGAGGGCATCGCGACCGGCGCCCCAGGTTAGGCAGGTACGAGTAGTAAACGGGGGCAAAGTCGGCCGCGGGGACCCCGCGAGCAACGCACTGTGGCGGCGAAGGGGTTTTAGGGTTTGGGGCCGCTGCTTAAAGCCCCTTCGCCAGGAAGTGGTGCACAGAGGCACTAGATATGCATCAGAAAGTTGGCGCGATTTATGCCGCCTGCTCCGCAATATAGCGGTCAACAAAGGCTCGGCATTCAGGCGTCAGGTCGTACCACTCGCCCCGCAGGTGCCAGGCGCGGAAGGCTTCCAACGCCCGCAACTCTTCTTGCCGCGTGCCCGGCAGGGTACGCAGAAGCGTTAGCGGCAACCCGGTGCTTTCTTGAAGATCCGAAAGGCGGGCCTCAACATCGTTCGAAATGCCTATTTTCAACAGTTCCAGCGATCGGCACTGCGCAAAATACACCGAGGCGTTCTGATATCTCTGGTCCCCGCTGATCGGATGGCCACTACGATATGCAGCCTTTGTTTCGGCAAGTGGAGCGAGGCGCGGTTTTTGAAAACTGTTCGCTGGCGGCCTCTCATGACTGCTCGGTTCAGGATGTCTCCGCTTTAGTTCGTCTTTTAGGGCGGCAATTTCTGCCGGAACGTCGGCCACCCCCGCAATCTGAAGGTGGGTTCGCCACTTGCGATATATTTTAGCCTTTTTGGCTTGAAGTTCGGCAATTTCAGCGTCGAGCACGTCAATTTCGTCTGCAACCGAAGTGCGGGTTATCATGGTGTTCCCCTCCTGCGCGCGCTGGCTCATTATGCGCTTGCGCGTGAGACCTTGCGACCCTAGCTTAGTCCGGTCTCGCGGTACGGGGTCATTCCCCTCCGGTCACGCCCGCAAACCTGCAGCGCAGGGCGAGCGGCGGGACCGGCCGCGGGATGCTTCACTCCACACACACCTATATATAATGTCTCGCTTGCGGCCTAAAGCGTGTGGCCGTCGCGCGGGTGTAACGTACAGGCTGCTGAGGCATCCTAGGAGCCAATAGCGATGCAGACACCGTTACGTCAGGAGCTTCCGGGTGTCCTTGTGACATCCTGCCTCTCTGACCTTCGCGAGGGGTGGTTCCGCTTAAACGGGGCCACCCCACACCACCTGACACACTATATATAATGTCTGTCCGTCACCCCCTGATAGGAGACGGCCGATGACCCCGGGCCGACGCAAGCGGCGCAACAAGAAGATCCTGGCCAAGATCGAAAAGCAGTTAGAGGCGCAATGGAATGCCGACACGGAGGCGCTGCATGACATCCTCAACGACCGCGTGCTGCGCGATGTCTACCACGAAACCGAATGGCGGATGATATGGGACGCCGATCACGAGGCCCACAAGCTGATCTTCAGGGCCACCCGCCCGCATACGGGCCTGAACAGCGTCACCGCCATCATCGACCGGCTCAGTAGGTCTTGAAGCCCTCGACCTGGCGCTCGAGCCGCCGGTAGCCGATATTGACCACGTTCTTCTGCTCCTTGGCCGCCCGCCCCGCCACCATCACGTCGAGCAGTTGCCCGATCAGCCCCAGCATGTCGACCTGATCGTCGTGCCGGCCGGCCGGAAACGTCAGCAACTCCGACCGCAGCGCCGGCCACCACTTCGCATTGCGCGGCACATACAGTTTGTCGAGCGCCATCCGGCCCCTGATCGACTGCGCCCGCACCGACTTGTCGCCTCTCGTCGGAAAGCCCTCGCGTGCCACATAGGCTGTGCGCTCGCGCTGCCGCCGATCCAGAAACGGCCCCACGCCGGCCCTGATCTGCCCCTGCTCCTCGGCCCACGCCATCGGCTTCCACTTGCCCACCAGGTCGCAGAACGCCTCCACCCACTCGTCCGTCGAGGTCTGCTTGCGCCACACGTCCAGCAGATACATCCGCCCCTCCGGATCGAGCCCGACCACGCCATGCACCGTGTAGTCGCCGCCGTCCGCCGTCACCGCGTAGTCGCTCGCGCCATAAACCGTCAGCCGCGCCCGCTCCGGAATCTCACTCTCCTCGACCTCGACCAGCCACTCGCTCTTGAAATAGTCGCCCTCTTCCGGCGCCGGCCGCTGCTGATACAAAGCCGACCACATCATCGGCGAGGTCTCGCGCTGGCGGCTGCGCAGGAACTCGCCGTAATTGTAACCCTTGGGATCGTCCCACAGATACTCGCCCACCGCGCGGCCCAGGACGTCGTTCTCCTCCGCAACGGCCGCGATCGAGATCACCCGGCCGCGCACCTCGCCGCGCCCGATCTGCTGCAGAACCATGCCCGAGATGTCGTCCTCATGCCAACGTGTGGCGATGATGATGCGCTTGGCATCCGGCTTCAGCCGCGCCGAGAAATCGTCCAGGTACCAGTTCCACCGCCCCTTGCGCACCGTCTCCGAGTAGGCGTCCTCCCTCGATCCGAATGGATCGTCGATGATACCTAAGTCTGCCCTATAACCCGAGATGCCCGTGCCCGCGCCGACCGCGTAATACTCGCCGCCACTCTTCAAACTCCAGCGCCCCGCCGCCTTGTTGTCGTCGCTGAGCTCGATCCCCAGCATCAAACTCTCGGCCGCGATGTCATTCCTTACCCTTCGCCCCCACCGCTCGGCGAACTCGACACTGTGGGTCGCAAACAGAATGCCCGCCTTGCGATGATTGGCCAAATACCACGGTGGTAACAGCACTGACATGAATGAGCTTTTGGCCGAGCCGGGCGGCGCAAAAATCAGCAGCACCTGATCGCTGCCCTCGCCCGTCGCCGCCAGAAACTCCTCGACACTCCTTATAATGAGTTGATGATGCTGCGCCGGCTCATAACCGCGATAGCGGCACCAAGCCTCGAACCCGCGCCGCACCGCACGCCGCTTCTGGATCTCAACCGCGGCCCGCGGCGGACTGCATTGCTCGGTCACAACCTCACTCATCCAGTCCACCCCACTCGCCACACCAGTCGTCCGCCAAAACAACCGGCCATCGCCACTCCCGACCGTCAACCGCAGCAGCACGCGGCGCATAACGCCGACACTCGTTGTGCACCTCCTCACCCGCACGACCAATCCGAAACCGAAACCGGCAGGTCACACAACACTGACCGTCCGCAACCTCGTCATCACCATCCTCAGCCATCACACCCACCCAGTGCATCAACACCCCCGCACAATACACCGGCCGCAACTCGCAGCAACAACGGGCAACGAGCGCAAACCACAGCCCTAGAACAAGCTGAACAAAGCCCGGGCCGCCCGCCTCAGGACTGCGCGCAACGTGGTAACCGTTTCCACGTCGAACCACCCAGCACACTAGCAACAGGTATCACCACAGCCCGCAAGAACACCGGTCACGATAACCGCTAGGCGGAGACCGAACCGCTCTCGCCCCCAGGCTCGAGCTATCCGTAAGCGGCCGTCCGTCCGTCGAATGCGAAGGTGCAGATGTGAAAGAACCGCAACACCGGGAGGCGTGTCTCAGGTGGAAAGACCAGGACGAGAGGCAGTGGAGGTACACCTACAAGACACTCTGGCCCCCCGGCTCTTTCCGGACATCCCCCCGGGTCACTTCCTGGGTAGATAGGGTGGTACGGCCGTTGCTAAGTATCTGATTTCTCAGGATTGTTCTGTACTGAGCCAGTATCGCTGTCTGAATCAGGGTTAGCTGACAGTGTCAGCAGTGCAGGGCTGGCAGATGCTGCGATCCGTGCCAGTTCCTCATCGGACAGCGTCTCAGGAGCGCCACTGCGGACCACGTGCTCGATCTTGTCCCCATACTTGCGTGGTGCAAGCTTTGACATGAGCCACTTGCGTGTATCGACCCGGAGCCTGGCGCGCTGAACTGCGGCGTTGTCGTTCGGTGCTACCGGTTCGTCGGCGAGCTCAATTATCTCATCGGACCAACGCTCTACGCGCTGTTCTCGGGCCCGCGCGTACATCTGCTGGAACGGCTCGTGCGCAACCAACCACGCATACAGCGTGCGTTCAGGCGGCATGTCGGGCATTTTGGCTACATCGCGGAGCGAGAGGCCTGCAGCTATTTCGGTGCAGATTGCAACGGCGATATCGTCTGAGTATCGGGATGGCCTACCGATGTTAGCGTGCATGTCTGAGACCTAGCGTTAGCTGGGGCCAGGGAGCAACGTACCGTGAGACAGATTCCGTCATCAGCATAGTATATAGAGAGATATGCTGTTGACGGTTTTTGTCTCACGTCATTTTGGGCTGTTTTTGGCGATAGTAGGTTGCGCGGCTGATGCCGAGTTCCAGCCATGGTTTTGGGGTTTGCGGCTTGGCCTTGCGGGCGCGGTATCTGGCGCTGGCTTGGCGTTGTCGTTCTTTACGCCGGGCGGCGAGTTGTGCGGGGGTCATGTCGCAGGGGGCGATGGTTTTGATTTTGAGGGCCGTTCGTTCATTGTCTGTCAGTTTCAGTTTCCAGCCTAGCTTGGCGGCGCGCCAGCGCAGTGGGCATTCCATCACTTCGCGGATGAGGCGCTCCATTTCGGGCAGGGACAGCCACGAGGCGCATGTGAGCACGTAGGCTTGGATGCGGCGATCGGCATTGGGCAGCGATCCCATGTGGTGTGCCATGATGCGCACGAGCATGAGGGTATGGTCGGATTCCGGCAGGTACATGCGGCTATAGCGGTGGTCATAGAGCCGAGTGAGTTCTGCTAGGCGCAGCGCCGCGATGGTTCGCGGTCGTTTGCTGTATTGCTCATGCCACGCATAGCGTTTGGCGATCTCTGCCTTGCGGGCTTTGATATGCGCATCCGTTGGACGCTGTGGTGGCCATGCCATCGGCCGATTGCGCCAAGGGCTGGCGACGTGAGCAACGTACCGGCAGAATGCGGCGCGTTATTCTTTGTCGCCTGAAAAATAATTCAGTTATTTTCATCTTGTCGGTTGACAAGCATGTGGCGGTCGTGCTCTATGGTGTTACCGGCCGGCAAGCCGGGGGGCGCAGAGCCCAACCTGATAGGAGAGTAAAATGGCAATTATCGGTACATACGGATCGTTCACAAAAGAGAACGACGGCCGCCTTAGCGGTACTGTGATCACCATTCACGCGCCGCGCCGCGACGGTAAGTTCCCGGTGGACTATGCCTTCGGCACCAGCGGCAAGCGTATCCGCAAGCTCTACACATTGGCGCAATGTGAGGAAGCCGCCGCAAAGTATGGCGGCTGTCCCGCCCGCGATTGCAGCGACGAAATCACCGATTTCATCAAGCGTAATCCGGACGCTTTCGATCCGGTCTGATTTCGGCCTGTAGCCCTCTCCGGAGGGTTATGGGGCGGAATTCGCCCCCCGGCGGCAAACCGGGTAACTGATAGGGGAATATCATGAGCATCTATCAAGCAATCACCACCAAATATATCGGCCCCAGCAATACCCGCGCGGGTCGCATCAAGGCCAAAGCTTGGGCTGGCAGCGTGACGGTGGAATGGGATCACGCGCTTAACTCCGATGCCAATCATGCGGCGGCGGCGGAAGCGTTGGCCAACAAATACAAATGGAAAGGCACATGGTACGGCGGCGGCATGCCGGATCAGACGGGCAACGTCTTTGTCTGCGTCGAAAGCAGTGACAAGGCATCCTTCACCACCAAGGGCGAGGGTTGAGCCATGCTGGAACGCATTTGCTGGTTCTCTATCCTCATCGGCCTCGAGGCCCTGAGCCTTGCAAGCCTGACCGCGTTCACGTTCGCCATGCTGCTGTGGGCCGGCGTGCTCGGCGGGTCGTTCTGACCATGGTCGACCCCGGCAAGCCGGCAAGCCTGCCGGGGTCTACCACCGTAGCGCCTTCAAATGCCTGATAGGACACATCGAGGAGCATACGATGGCACCCACTGATAACACAAAACGCGCCGCCCTCAAGTTGTTGCGCAACGGCAAGGCCAGTTTGGTCGAACTCGCCGCACTGGCCAAAACGTCGCGGCAGCTGGTCCGCTATTGGGCGATCGCCGATGGCATCGACTTTGAGGCCGCGCGAGCCCGCTACCTCGCCAAGCTGTGGCAAAAGACGCTCGAACGGCAGGGCTGAAACTCGACCAAATTCTCGTTTGCGACCAAATTCTCGTTTGCAAACCACCGCGTGACGACTGCAAAACGAGGCAATATCCGACACAATTGTCAAATTCTTGGCGCGGTGCCGTACCAAAGCCCGGACCCCGGTACCATATTCTGGCTTGCCACGGCCCGCGCCATCCCCCCATGCCCATGGGCCAAGGCAATAGGCCGGCCGTGACTTCGACCCACGGTCGGCCAACCTTGCCCCAAACGGAATGGCTCTTCTTTTCCGTGGAGCGGCCTGCTGGCAGGCGTGTAACTAATTTAGAATGGTGGGAGGCTGTCAGGGTACCCCTTCGTCGTCATCCTTGGATGACCCCCCTGTAGTAGGGGCCTTCCCGACAAGGTGATGGTAGGGGTGCTTGCCGGCCCGAAACGGCCACAGCGCACAATTGATCGCCTCGCATAACCGGACCTCGTGGTACTGAAAGTAACTGCAGTCATAGCATTTCGCTCGGATGGCCTTAAGCGGGCTCATCGGTTCATGGCCAGCCTCACGCGCTACTTCAGCCGTTGGCGGCCATACCGCCGCCAACTCGGTCCGCGTCCGCGCCGGCTCATTTTTCAATTTGTCCATTGGTTGCCTCCATCTCCCTTTTGGCCTTCCGCAGTGCCCGGTATTTCTTCCACCTGGCCCGGATAGCAATCTTCGCCAGCCGGGTGCGGTGTTCCGGCGACAAGGCGGCAAGCCGCTGTTTTGTTGCTTCCAACGCCCATTTGCGGCGCTCGCGCCTTATCATCCGCGCCGCAACCTTGTTCACATAGGACAGGGTTTTCAGGTGAATACGCACGACGTGCGTATTGGCGTGGCCCTCGCTCCGTCCATGCAAATGCTCGGCAATCTCGGCCAGCCGCTCCGGGTCGTCCTCCAACACCAACCGCAACGCCAGCGCCCGCAATAACCGCGGCAAGGTCTCGGGACCCAGCCGTTTGGCCGGAATCGGGCCGAGCAGCTTGGCGGCGTGGCCGCTCGCTAGCCCAGCGAGTTCGTCGATGGTGAGGCGGGTCATTCCCCGCGTTTCGGCGATCGAACGCAATTCGACCTGGATATCCTCTAGCGAGCGCACAATCCTCGGCCCTGACAGCGACATTTCCCATCCCCATTCCTCCTATCAGTGCCGTGAAACCTGGTTATTCGGCGGCTTCCTTTTTATCGAGCGCCCGCAATTTGCGTTCGATCCGCGCCACGATGTCGAAGGCTTCCCGATCGGCCACATCGCGAACGATGTAGGTCATCTCGCTCTGAATGCGCGCGATGTCGTCGATCGTGGCACTGATGCTGGCGCGCGTGCGGTCGAGCTTGTCCATCACAGCACCGCGCCATATTGAGGTTTGTAAATTCCGGTCTGTGGATCAACGTCGAAGAAACAAGCCCCTACCCGGCCGGCGCCAATCTCGCGCACCTTGGCACTAACGACCTTGCAACTGTTCTTCTCGGCGTCGCGCACGACGATCAGGCCATTGTCGCACTTGTTGAACCAAGCCATCGAGCCCTCGATGTCCATCAGGCCAACCTGCCGGCCGCCGTGCTCGTTAATCGCCTTGGTCGGATGCGCCACCACAATGACGGTGACGTTGAACGAGCGGCAAAACTGCTTCAGCAACATCAGGCAGTCGCCGATATAATCGGTCATCAACTGGTCTTTTGGCCGCGCCCTATCGAGTTCGTTCCAAGGATCGATCAGCACCACCTCGACCGCATCGCGCTCGATCGCCACCACCGCCTTTTCCAAAACCCAATCCAGCGTGCGCGGCCGTTCGTCATAGGCATCGGGCGTGGACGACTGGAGAAAGCATTGCGTGGTCGCGAAATGCTCGAAACTATCGAGGCTGCCGACCCACAATTTCTGGAGTTTGTCGCGCAAATAGGCTTCGTTTTCCGGCACATACATGAATGACCGGATGCCCTGCTCGCGCGCTATTTTGGTCAAGACATTGAGCAAAAACGTCGACTTGCCGTGGCCCGCAATGCCGGTGCAAACCACAAATTGGCCTGCGTAAAACTTGAAAATCTGGTCCAATTCCCACCAGCCCGTGCTGATGGCTTGCTTCTCGATCGACCCCCTTTGCGGTAATTCAGCGAGCGAATAATAGCCCGGCTGGTCGTGACGATAGAGACCGGGCAACGGGACCACATTGGCCATCAAACTACTCCCTCAATGGGACCATTCCAGCGGAAGGCCGGATCGGTCTTGGCTTTGTCTTTTGCGGCTTTGACTTCGCGGTTGCGCTTGGCGAGCGCGCCAGAAACGGCGGGGAACCAGCGATTACCTTGTTGTTCAGCCCATGCTGTTAGGCCGATTAATTCAGCCTTGAGGTCGAGCTGAGAGAAAGCGGCTTGCCAATTATTGAAGTGCTTTTCGGTCAGCCGAATGATGCCGCTCTCGAAAGCGTAATCTTTGGTCGTTGCCACCCCGTCAGGGGTATTCTTCTCTTCTCTTTCTCTCTCTCTTCTCTTCTCTGGGCTAGCATCTTGCTTGCAGGGTGCTAGCAAGTTGCTAGCAGAGATAAAAAACTCATGTTCAATCAGTGGCTTGAGAGCATCAATTAAATCGGACTCCGCCATTCTTAGTCGGAAGGCTATTTCCTCCGTCGTCGCCGTTATTTTTCCTTCGTCGTATTCGCTTGCTAGCAGCCACAGCATCGGTGCTAGCGCCCTGCTAGCAACCGGCAAGCGGTGAAAATCAAAATTGTCGAGCAGATTGCGATGTAGTTTTATCCAAATAGGCGAGCGGTTTTTGTAGTGCTGAAATTCAGTCCAGTTTTTTGGTTCGAGGCTCATGTCGTCCTCCCCCTTAAAAGCTGCCATTGCTCCAAAGCTTTAATTGCCTGGTCTATCCCCTCGGCCACGCACGTAAATCCGCCCGCCGCCTCGATGTCGGCGATGAACTCCAACTGCGCCACGGTCGGACGGCCGCCGGGGGCTTTCAGTTCAAGTGCGTAGAGTTTTGAGTTGTGGAAAATCAGCACGTCGGACACGCCGGCCCGCACGCCGTTCTTTTTCGCTATCGCGCCGGCGATCGAGGCCCCGCGGCGGTTGCGCTTGCCGCCCAGAAACCCGCCGTTATTTGTGTGCCAGTACACCGCCCCCGGCACCGCGCGGAAGCGGAGATGGTCGAAAACGGCCTGTTGAACAGTCTGCTCAGGACGAAGCACGGCGGCGCTTCCTCCTTCCCTTTGCATCCATGTCCCGCATGTTGTCGGACTGGGTGCCGAAGAAGAGATGGTCGACGTTGACGCAATACGGATTGTCGCAGGTATGAAGCGCCCACTTTCCAAGTGGGACCGGCCTGCCTGCTAATTCAAGAGCGATATGCGTGGCTTGGCGAAGCGAGCGGCCTATTTTGAGTTTTCCATAACCGCGGGGACGGCAACACCCCAGCCATAAAAGGCACCCGCTGTTTGGCTCAGGAATTGTCAACCGCTCAAATCGGATTCGAATATCTGTATTTTTGTTAGTTCTCTGCATGGCTAAATCATCTTCGCGATCATCATGCCGAGCGCTGTGATGCTGGCGATCGAGAGTGCCAAGACCACGACCAGGATCAGGAAGGCCGATCGGTAGGTGTCGAGGCTGTTGAAGCCGCTCATGGCTCGTTGCTCCCGGCCTCGGCCTTCCTCAGGAGTTTCACCATGGCGAGCTCGGCGCTGTCGGCTAGTTCCTGCCAGAGCTTGGCCTCGGCCCGCGTCAGCATCTGGCCAAGGTCGTCGGCATCGCCAAAACTCGCGCGCCGCAGTTTCTCGGCCTGCGCCCGCGCCGCCTTGATGAGTTCCGCGATCGAGGTTTTCATGGCCCATCCACCACGTCGCCTAGATGCGGGTCGGCCGCCTGCGGAGACACCCCAATGTGCCGCAGCAAGCCGTAGATCGCCTCCAGGTGTCCGCCGATGGCGACGAGGCTCGTTTCACGTGCAACACGCTCGGCCACCGCCTGGTCGCGCTCCAGCACGCAGGACGCCGTTCGGCTCTCCAGCGTGGCGATGTGGCTGCGCAGCGTTTCGTTCTCGGCCTCGACTTGGCGGATGATGACCTTGGCGTTGGCGAGTTCGCGGTAAGCCGTGTCCAGTTCGTGCTCGCGCATCTGCTGGTGTTCCATCGACACCCGCATCGCGTCGAGCCGGAACGTCGGGAGCGGCAGCATCGGTGCCGGCGGCAGGGTGCCGTTGGTCTGGTCGTCGCTCATTGGGGGTGTCTCCTATTGTTCGAAGTTGGATTTCAGTCCGCTGTCGATCGACGGCGCCGACACTCGCCGCGGTAGTTTGGTCCCGGCCGGATGGCTCTCCGTGGCGCGCTCCGGATGCTCGCGGGCCAAGGCCTCCAACATCGCCTCGCCCGACCGCTCCCGTTCCGCCTGCTCGCTCGGGTCGAGCGCCACCGCCTCGCCCGGCACGGGCTTGAATTGCCGCTGCCTGCTCGGGATGCCGCCCCTCACGAGTGGTGCGCCTCTTTGTGGTGGTCCGGGCAGTAGCTCGATCCCGTCCGCGCCGTTGCCCCGCAGTAGTGGTAGGGCGGCTCGCCGGTCGGCCACCGGCAGTGGTGGTCGAGCAGGTCCATGATGGTGAGGGTGCCAATCGGCAGTGGCTCGGGTGCAGGCAGCGGTGGTGCGGGCGGAATGCGAGTGTCCATGGGTCTGACCTCCCTCGGCAGTGGACGACGCTTGCGTAGTGGCGGTGGTGGGCTGGTCGGCTTGGTGCGGCGCGGCGGGCAGGTGTAGCCCTGGCGGTGGCAGAGCCCGATGATGGAGTTGCGGCTCACGCCGAACACGGCGCCGATCTGGCTCGCCGTGTAGCCCTGCGCCCACAACTCGGCCACGCGGGCCTTGGCTTCAGCGGTCCAGATTGCGGTCTGCCACGGCATGGCTAGGCCTCATCATCGGCCAACCACGGGGCGATCGTTACGGCCAAGGTCGCGCACCGCCTCCCGAGTTTGATCAATTGTCGGGCGATGAAAGTCCGGGTCCGTCTGAATGAGTAAGGCTTCAAGGCGGAGGAGCCGCGTTCGGAGGTCGTGAAGTTCATTGCGCGCGTGTTCCTCGGATTTGCGCCGTAGCGCGGCTTCAATGCGGTTGATTTCCGCGAGTTCGATCCGACGGGCTTTGCCGTACCAAATGTCGAAGGCGCGCCAGTAAGTGAGGTCAGCGGCCCGCGCCGCCCGCGCGATGGCCGCCTTGATCTTGTCGCCACGTTCCCACGGCTCCGAGAGTTCACGCAGGGAGGCAGAAATGTCCGTCATTTGGGTCTCCCAAGACTTTTGGGAGAACTCCCAACATTTCGCTGCGATGGTTTGCGCATGAGTAGTCCTCACCCCGCGCTTATGACGCTACAGTTTCGGATCGAATGAATGTCCGAACAGCGACGTCCCCGCCCGTGGCATCGCTCAGTCGCTGAGCCAGCGGTAGAGATACGCCGCGCTCACCTTTCAAGATCAGCGACAGATGGCTTTCTGAACATCGAACGGCGCGCGCGAATTTGGCCTGTGTCGTGTTTGCTTCGATCCAGTCGGCGAGCGGATGCTTTTCAGTCATCCAATAACTTTGCCACCAGCAAAGCCTTAATGTCAAGGCGAACTTTGCTGACAGGAAATCGACATGAGCGGGTTGACGACGGAAAATCCCCTCATGAAGCCTAGCCCGTCAATTCTCGAACCAAAGCTTTATATTGGTGAATGGATCGAAGCTCTTGGCCTACAGGCGCGAGCGGTTGCTAAAGATGCTGGCGTTAGCGAGCCATATTTGAACCAACTTATACATAGAACCAAAGACAACCCTAGCTTGAAAGTTCTAGTTAAGATTGCAAGTGCTATGAGGATGGGGGCCAGGGACTTACAAAGCCCACCTCCTCCTCGTGCTGTACTTGAGGAATTAAAGAAAATCCCTTCCGATCAGCTTGAGCGACTAAGGCGTCGACAGTCCGCCCATTGAGCGCTGATTCTTCCACTAAAACCTTTGGTTGAGCCCTCAAAAGAAAATACTTTGCTGAGCGCAAAGATTATTCTTGACGTTAAACTTTGCTGAAGGCAAAGTACTCCCCGTCAATCGGGAGCACGCCATCACCATGGAACTGGTTCGCTACAACGCCATGTGCCGCGCGATCGCGGAAGCACACCGGGTCGACGAGGCGAAAGAAATTCATGACCAGGCAGTGGCGCTCGAAGCCTATGCGCGCCAAGCCTTAAACACCGATGCCGAGCGCGAGGCGACTGAAATTCGCCTGCGCGCGGAGCGCAAGGTGGGAAAGCTTCTCAGGGCCTCACCCAAAGCAACGGGGACATTGAAGCAAGGCCCCAATCTCCCGCGGTCGACCAGCACGACCACGGGAACACTCAAATCTCTGGGCATCACCAAAGACCAGTCATCGCGATGGCAGAAAATCGCTGACCTGTCGGACCATGAATTCGACTTGGCGATTGGCACCGCAACCTCAAAGCCATCGACCAACGGCATCCTGAAGGCGACCGCTCCACCGGAGAGGATGGTGGTTTCAAAAGATGCGCTCTGGCTTTGGGGGCGCTTACGCGATTTCGGCGGCGATGAGTGGCTGGCTAAGTCGCCTACCGACGTGATGTCGACCATGACACCCGAAATGAAAGACGACGTTCATCAACTCGCGCCGCGCTTTGCAGCATGGCTTAAGCGAATAGGAGAGATGCCATGACCCACGAAGAAAGTCAGTTAGCGGATATTGTCGCGCGCATCATTGATGTTCGCCGCGTGCAACCGAGGATTAATCCGTCATGGATAGCGACGGAAGCCCTTAAGGAGCTCGACCCGTCCGAAAGCTCGCACCCGCTGGTCCGGGCTGGATGTCATTTACAATTACGCCAGATTGCGCGAGCGCAATGCCGCAAACTTTTCGACGATGACAGCGAAGACGATAGCTCGCCCCGCTTTACTGGCTTTAGTGGGCTGCAATGGCGATACCCGGCCGTTCATTCGAAAAACAATCCTGAGCCTGAGTATGTGCTTCTCGAACAGATGAGCCGGGCCGATATCGACTACAACGTCAATCGCCTTACCCTTGAAGGCCACGCAAAACTAAAACACGCCGACGCACTTGAGGCGTGGGGCCTCTCGCGCAAGGCTGCCGTGGGATGACGGACCCCATCCGCAACCTCGTCGACCACCTGGCGAACCGCGCCGTGCTGTTCGAGGTCGACCCCGACCCCAGGCAGCCCAACCGCGTGCTCTACAAGATCACCGCCGCTAGCCGCGATGCGGTGCAAGACGCCATCTCAGAGATCATGAACCGCGTCGACGACACCAGCGGTTATGCGGTGTTCGCCGGGCCGCGCCGCAGCGGCGACGGGTTCATGGCGCAGGGTGCCGTTGTGATCTACGGCGCGGGGCGCGCGTCGTGACCTTCACCGACACCGAGAAACGAGAAGCCGCAGAGCGGGAAGCGAAGATGCGCCGCAAAGTCTATCCGCGCTGGGTGGAGCAAAAGAAAATGTCACTCGCACAGGCTGACAAGCAAATCGCGCTGATGGACGAGATCGCGGACGACTACCGCAAGAAAGAGTTGGTGCTCCTGTGATGATGCTCACCGACGACCAAGTTGAGAGTGCGATTGCCGCCTGCGACGCGATCATTGCCGCCATGGCGCGGATCGAACGGATCGCGACCCAGGTGGAGCGCGATCTAGCCGACTGGAAGCGTGAGCTTGAGGTGATCAGCGAGCAGAGGAAAGCGTAATGCTGTCGCCGGAACAGATCGCGGCGAGGAAGGGCAAGCTCACGGCGTCTCGTGTGGCATGTCTGATGCGCGGCGACACCGCCAAGATCATGCAATTGTATATGGAGATGACGGACGACCCGAGTTTCGTCGCTGAAAATTTGGAGGAGGTCTGGCCGGTTAGGCTCGGCGAAGTTACTGAACATCTCCAAACCATGTGGTTTGACCTCAAGCACGGTCCGACATCGAGGCACGGCGAAGTTGTTGTACATGCCAACGGCTGGGCCGCCTGCACGCTAGATGCTTGGTCTGATCTGCACAACTGCGTCATTGAATGCAAACATTGCGGGGGACACGAACCGTTCGAGACATTGGTCGAGCGGTATCAACCGCAAATGCACTGGCAGATGATCGTGACCGGCACGAAACAGTGTGCGCTGTCAATCATTCAGGGTGCGCGCGAGCCGATCGTGGACTTCGTCGACTACGATGAGGACTACGGTGCCGAGTTGATGCGGCGCGGGCAGGCATTCATGGAGTGCGTGTGGAGCAAAACGCCGCCGATCGACATCGGCGAGCCGGTGGCCGCGCCCGTGCCCGGCAAGGTCTACGAAATGTCTAGTTCAAACGCTTGGGCAGCGTCGGCGTTCTTATGGCGCGAGAACATCGCCGGCAAGAAGCTTGCCGAGATGGCCGAGAAAGAACTCAAGGCGCTGATGCCGCCTGACGGCAAGAAAGCATTCGGTCATTCGGTAGTCATCACGCGCGATCGTGCGGGTCGGCTATCACTTCGCGAAGAGGCAGAAGCAACATGAACGAGATTGCAAAGATTGAACACGGGATGGCTGTCTCACTTGAGCCAACCAATATGCCAGAAGCCATGGCGCTGGCCAATCTTATGGCGGGCGCCAAGCTGGTTCCCACGGCTTTACAAAAGTCGCCAGCGGATTGTCTGATGGTGATTATGCAAGCCAAGCGGTGGAATTTAGACCCATTTGCCGTTGCGCAGGAATGCAGCGTCATCCAAGGCAAGTTGATGCACAGCGGCAAGCTCGTCGCCGCCGTCATCAACTCGCGCGGCGGTCTCACACAGCGGCTGTCATTCGAATACGATGGCGAGGGCGACAAGCGGACCATCACGGTCAGCGGCCAGCTCCGCGGCGAGCCAGAGCCGCGCACAGTGAACGTGACGCTGAAAGAAGCCCGCACGCCAAACAAAGTCTGGCAGACCCAGCCCGACCAACAGTTGATGTATCACGGCAGTCGCGTTTGGGCGCGACGGCACACGCCGGAGCTCATGCTCGGCGTTTGGTCGCCGGAGGAGTTCGACGATGGGCCAGCCAAGGAACGGCGAGCACCGACGCCTGCGCCACTAAAGATGGCCAAACTCGCCGAGGTCGCGCCCGACCCGGAGACGGGCGAGAACACAGATGACAATTCAGTAGTTCGGGAAGCCGACGCAGCCCCCCTGGTCGCTCCCGATGACTCCTCCGCACCGACTGGTAGGGAATACGGTGCGGAGGAGACCACTACCGACCGCATGGAGCGGCTCGATAAGCAGTTGAGTGTCGCCGCCACCAAGGGCACGGCCGCGCTCAAGGGGGCGTGGGATAAGATCGACAAAGACGACCAGGCCATCCTCAGAGCCGCCCTCGACAACCGCCACAGACCCACAGCAGCAAAAGTGGACAAGGCCGGGGCGACACCATGAAAGTCAGTGAACAGCGGTTGTTTTTTCCACCTTATCAAGACATTGAAACTCTCTCACATCACCTCTGCGTCTCACGGCGCACTGTTGATTCATGGGTGAAAGCTGGCAAGCTTCCGCCCCCACGGGTGCAGTATGGCAAGCGGATTTGGAAGTGGACAGACGTGGAGAAGTGGCTTGACGGCGAGTCCGCTATGGTGACGTCGTCTCCCGACGAGTTGGCTAGCCGAATAACGGAGGCGACCCGCAATGCCATCGCGTCCCGTTCTCGCTAGGATCGATCCCGACAGTTTTGCCGCGGTGATCCGGGCCTACATCACGAGCCCCAAATTCCAGGCATATGCGAAAAACACCCGCATCATGTGGTTGCGTGAATTGTCGCTGGCCGAGATCCCTCCGCTCGGCGCGCTGCCGGCCGCGCAGATCCGGCCGTCGCTCATCCAGGCCTTCTTGGACGGCTACGCGGGGCGGCCCGGCAAGCAGATGGCCGCGCTGACGGCGCTCAAGCAGCTCGAGCGCTGGGCCGTGGTGCGCGACCTGTTGCCAAACGCGATTACGCTCGGCGTGGAGGTCGAGCACTCGGACGGCGGGCATGTACCGTGGACGGACGAACAGGTGGCGATCGCGGAGGAGTTTGCGCGGCCCGACCTGGCGCGTGTCATCACGCTTGGCGCCAACACGGGCCAGAGGGGCAGCGACCTCGTGAAAATGAGGTGGACCGATATCGAAGAGTTCAGGGGCCGCCCCGGCATCAACGTCGTGCAGGTAAAGACCAAGCGGAAACTGTGGGTGCCGATGACGGGAACGCTGCAGACCGCCATGGCGACCTGGGAACGCGCCCCCGGCTTTATCCTGCTGCGGTCCACAGGAGGCCCGTGGACTCGCGAGGACTTGAGCCAGACTTGGAAGCGGGAGCGGGATGGCAACGCAGCCCTAGGGCCGCTACGGGCCGCTGGCCTCGTCCTGCACGGGCTGCGAGCGGCGGCCTGCGTGCGGCTGTCGCGCTCCGGTGCCTCGACCCGGCAGATTGCTGACATGGTCGGCATGTCGGAGGATATGGTTGGCCGTTATTGTCGGCTGTCGAGCCAGCAGGAGAACGCCTCGGCGGCGATCTTGCATCTGGAGGGAACGCCGCGCGAGCATGTCACTAATCGGTGGCAGAGTGGCCGTGAACGCCCGAAGAACAGATGAACGAAAATGCCTGAATTCGAAGGCCGTAAGTCCTTGAAAACACTCGAATTACGCATACTCGGCTACTGTGGGAAATTTAAGGCATTACGACAACTTAGCCGTCGCTGCAATGCAACGGGCTACACCAGCAACGCAAAAAATCCAACATTGACCCACCCCAGAGAGGACGACGACGATGAAGACTCTAGCCGCAGCTTTGTTAGCCGCCACCGCCCTAGTAGCCTGCTCTAATCCGACCCGCGCCGACATTATCCTCGATACCCACGGGTTAGGCGGTACTGGCGATAATGTCATCTTCAGCCAGCTCTTTCCCGGTCTCGTCCTGGGTCACCTCAATGGCCAGCACGACGAGGTTGTTCGATTTCTGGACCGCTCCGTCTTCAATCCTGATGGCGGCATCCTGGGCGGTATTTTCTCCGGAGCGGCTAACGGCAATGACATCAAGATCGTCAACACTAACGAACTGGATATCAAGGTTTACGATCCCACAAACGTCAACGTTGTCACCACCACCAGGGAGATATTCTCCCTAAAGGGGACCGGCGTTGCGTTTCTCACGGTGACGGCCTTGGAGGCGGACGGCACCACCAAGACGTTTCAGTTCAACCCGCTCACTCCCGGATTTTCTCTCGCGGACTTCCAACTCTCGGCCACTGCGCAATCGGGCTTCGATCTCAAAGCCATCAACGGCGAGCGCATCCTTGATCTGGACATCCGAATCGTCGGCGGCTCGATCGCCGATTTCGAGCATTATCGGATCGAGGTTGGCCCGACAGCGGCTGTACCCGGACCGATGGTCGGTGCCGGCTTACCGGGCGCGCTCGCGGGCGGACTGTTCCTGCTCGGGCTGGCACGCCGCCGCAAGGCTGCAGCAATCGGCTGACGCTCAAGGGTCGCTCCTAGTCGTCAGCACGATGGACCCGCCGGTAACGGACCAACCCCCTGCGCCGGCGGGTTTCTCTTTAGGCAAGAGCCATGGGATGGATATGGAAGATTGCGCTGGTCTGGGCCATGCCTGCCGTGGTCGCACTCGGCTTCGCGCTGTCGCCCCCGCAGGCGCGCGTGGAGCGGCCAGAGCCGCCGCCGCCTATGGTGAGGACCGTGCGCACGGTGCAATACCTGCCGCCCACACCGGTCGCGGCGCCGCCCGTGCGGGTCGCGGAGGTCGTGCCGCTGCCGCGGCCTAAGCCGGCCATGTTAATTTTTGCTCCCTCAAATGAGGCGAAGAAAATTAACATGCCGCGCAGTGACGGCTTCTGCGCGCGCCACGGGCTGCGCAAGGTCGAAACCCGCGGCGGCAAATCATGGAGGTGTCGGCGGTGATAGCGCGGCACATATCAATGATAAGGGAATGAACGATGGCGACAGAACTCGGCTTAGGAGTTGCCACACCAGAATTTGCGATGGCCTTCGCACTGGTCGCCGTCCCCCTAGTAATGGGGCTGCTGCTAATTGTTTGGTTTATGATGAAGCCGCGTTGATGGGGAATGAACGAGGATAATAATGGCATTCAAACCTTACTGCCCAACGTGTAAAACTTGGCACTCTGACAAAGAGGGGCACCAGCTCCTCTACAGCGAAACTAAGACCTTGTGCAACAGGTGTGGCGGGACCGGATGGCTAGAGCCCATCGGACCTAAATCTGACGGCTCATACATCACCAGCCGACCGTGTAGCTGTTCTCGTTGATGCGTCGGCAGCGGGGGCATTTGCGGAGCGGCGGCGTGGAAAGCAGACACGCGCTCTCGTCCACACTGGCACCGCAGGCTTCGGCCGTCGCAGATGTGGTGGTTCACCCAGCCGGCGTAGCGCCCGGCCCGCTCCGCAAAGCGCAAACCGTTTGCATCATATGAGCGAGAAAGGGAATGAACGATGTGCGCCAACAACGAGAGCCGTAGCGCGGGATGGCAAGAGCGGGGGCCAGAGGTGCTGGAGTTCATGGGGGATACGCTCGGCTCTGACACCGCCCTGGATCTGTTGCGGCGCGGCGCTGGCGACCTAGGAAACGAAGCTCGCATTCGATGGAAACAAGAGGTGAAGGATTTTCTCAATGCCAAGGGAAAAAGCCGCCTCCAAAGAGACGGCTTTCCCGAAGACTAGCGCGGCTGGTTAGGCTGTCCCGGTTTCGGGTTCTGCTTGTCGTCGTCCGGCTTGTTGGGATCGCGTGGATCGGCGGCCATGGTCGTTTCCTCCTCTTCGGCCCCAGATTGGGGCCTGAGGCTGGGACAACGCCGCGATGGCCGTCACCGTTCCTACGACATCGGCACGCTATTCACTGTCACCACGACATTGCCTTCCGCCTGAATGTCGACAACAACCGTCGCCGGTTTCTGGGGCGGCGGCTCTGGTTCTGGCGGTTCAACGATGGGCAGATCGCGCACCATCATCTCCACCGTTTTCAGAAAATCATCAGCCTCCTCCGTCAACTCGACCTCGCGCCGGTTGATCGGACCCCAGTGCTGCCGCCTTGTCCGCAACCCGATCGCCGCGACCATGACCGCAAAGGCCGGGCTGTACTTGGCGAGGAACTGATACGCCGCACCTTGGCCGGTGCCAGCATTCTGTAGTTCATCGGCCGACGGTGTGATCCCATCCGAGAAAATATCCACAAACCCCTGCGGATCGGCCCAGTACGCCTCCAACAGCAGCCCCATATTGGGGCTGGCTGACTTGATGTTCCAACTAGCCTGGAACAACCCCGCCTCGCAGGTTTCCGCCGATGTATTGCTGGCGCTCATGTCGCGCCCTTCGCAGTAGCGGCCGGAGCTCTCCCGCATCCCCAAGCCAATCAGCAGCGCAAACAAATGCCGCAGCGTCTCTGCGCCCGGCTTCGAGTTGTCCATACCCATCATGGAAAACTCGACTTCGTACCAAGCCAGCGCATCCAGGTCGGAATCGCCCTCAGCTTGCGCCATCTCCACCGCCGCTGGATCGCCCGCCAACAGCCACGTCAGCGCCAGCGCAAACGACTGCCCCATCCCTGCCACATAACCGCTTGGCGAACGGCCCCGGTCATTCCAGACGTATTCCTGAAGCGGATGCGTTATCGCCAACTCATCAATTTCTTTCTTTAATTCGTCGTCCAGCCCGTCACTGCCGGTGTCCATGCGCAGCACCAGGGCGTCGATCTTCTCCCAGGTAGCCGGACCCACCACGCCATCCGACTTCAACCCGGTCGCGGTCTGAAATCCCTTCACGCCACTGGTCGTCACCGGACCAAACTCGCCATCGGCGGGAATGCCCAGCGCCGCTTGTAGGTATTCGACATCGGGACCCTCGTCACCCTCTCGGATGGTGCGGCGCGGCGCTGGTGGTGGTGGTCCGGCCGCCTTCGGCCACATCAATGCAATGACCGACGAGATCTTGTAGGAAGACTGATTGACGGCATCGCTTTGATTTCCCCCGCGACACACATAAGAACTACCTTCGGTGCGCTCGTAAAATGAAATGTGCCCGCCCCCGTCACGAGTCATGACCACTGCACAGCCGGGGCGCGGAGCACCCAACTGGTAGCCCCACTCAAGATTATTGAATGATTTTGCCCACAGCCAACGATCCGTATCGGTAGGCCCCCAAACCGGACGAATGCCGGCCATGGTGAAGCAATACGCAGCAGTAAGACCACACCACGCGGTACTATCTTGGGTGTAGATAGAGCAATAGGAGGCCATGTCGGGATAAGCCTTCGCTATGGCCTCGGCCATCCCAAGAATTTTAGGGTTGTTTTCGGCCCCTGGAGCCTCAGTTAGTCCAGTCAATGACCTCATTGTTAGAAGCCAAGGAGGTGCGGGCTCGTTCATTTTGAGTGCTCTCGATAAAATTCGCCGTGAAGTTCTCGCGCCGCCTTCTCGTAGGCCAAAGAAGCTCCTTCGGCCGTATCAAAACGACCGAGATACCGTTGAACGCGGTGAATTTTGATTTGAGCTACCCACTTTCCGCGGGACCAATTGACGCCACGATGACCGGACGTATTTCTCTTTCCGAGCCCCTTGTTCCACTTCTGCTGAGAGCCGTTGGCCACCCGAAGGTTGTCAAACCTGTTATTGCTGGGGTCTCCGTCAATGTGATCAATGGTGTTAGGCGGATCTTCCGCTGTTATGATTTTCCAAATCAAACGATGCGCACGATAGGTAATATAATCTAGAGCAACAGCAAAATATCCTTTCTTGTCTCTAGAGCTGGACGTCGTATTAGCAAACCGCGCATTCCAAGACGCCCACACTCTCGCATCAACAAAATGCTCTTTGGGACGGAACTTCCACCTCATCTCGCCGGTCCCTGGATCGTAAGTGAAGCATTCCCGCAGATATTCGACAGGCGGCAGAATCTTGGTAGGCTTACGTTTAGACATCGAAGCATCTCCTGTGCTTTGGTGTTTAGAGGCGTCGCCCTGTGAAGAGGGCGGCGTCTCGCCTATTGTATCATCATTATCGCAGGCTCGGCACATGCAGGCCGCCCCCGCCCGTGGCACTCAACAAAATGCTTATCAGGGCGATAACACAGACAACGACAAACACGATCATGACGATCTTACCAAGCGGCTCCGGCAGCGGCACCTGCTGCAAAATCCACCAGATCAAAATCGCAAGGATTATGAATACCGTGATGTAGACGAGCAGCTGGATCATGGCGACCTCCTATGGATTGATGTTCAGCCTCTTGGTCATGACATCCACAATACGATCGATGCGTTGCTCGTTGCCGTGGGCAGTGGTTTCCAGCTTCGTCAGTCGCTCGTCGATTGTGGTAAGACGCCCAGCCGTGTAAGCGGCCCCGCGCGTCTCCATGATCGACACCCTTGTCTCAAGCCTCACCATGTACGTGATCACACTGACGCCCACGGTGCCGAACGCTATCGCCTGCGCCACCAGGAAATAGACGAGGGTGGAGTTGTCGCGCAGCCATGATTTGAGCTCGGTCATTTCTTCTTGCGCTTAGGCGCGGCCTTCGCGGCTGCCATCTTTGGCGCCGCCATCTTCGTTCCCTCTAATTCCTCGACGCGCGCCGCCAATTCCTTGCACGCGTTTATAAGGGCGAACACTAGCGGCGTGGTGTCGAGCTCACGCAAATCATCCACCGCCACACCATCAATATAGCCAGCGCGCAGGCTGACCATTTCGGGCATCGGCTTCTCGGCGTCCTGGGCAATCAGTCCGACAAATTCTGTCTCGCTGGCAGCAACGCCATAATGCCGGGAGTCCGCATAAGGGACGGCCGACTTGCCATCCGGCGGTGCCGGCGTGTCATTGCCTTTGTAAGTGTAAATCTTCGGGGACAGCCGCAGTATTTCATCGAGCCCGCTCTTGTAATCCCCAATGATATTCTTGATGCGCGCATCGGACGGTGCCGTCCAAGAACCGCCGCCCGGCTTGTAGGCATTCGCGCCAAAGATGGCAAAGTTTCCAGTGTTGTCAAAGTTGCCGATAGTGCCGGTCGTGCCGTTTTGGAACCAGACGCCGCCGTTTCCACCAGCGTGAACGAATAACTCGCTATTATCGGTCGAGATACCAAATGTGCTCCCGGTGTTTAGCCAGAGAGCCCCTGCTACCTTCAACGCACCGGTCATGGTGTCGCCGGCCTTGGCCACGCGCGACGTGTCGGTCGGATGGACATGATCCTCGCGCGTATACGCCGTCGCAACGCCAGGGGTCGCAACGCCGTCCACGATTGGATTGATGATGCTTGGCGTCCCGCCACCGCCGGACGAGTTGATTGTCAGCGTGTTGGCCACATCGTTGTAACTCAGCGTGACGTTGGTGCCGGCCACCAACAGTGAGCCGACGCGATCATCGACCGCCTCTGCGAAGTCGGTGATGGCTGACGCGGTGTGAGTGTGTGAGACTGCAGCACGCGATGTGTCGCTGGGGTGAATGTGGTCCGATCGCGCCCAGGTCGTTCCCACCCCGACAGCCGCCGCACCGTCCATTACCGGCGTGGTAGAGGAAGCCGGCAGCACCGTTGTCACGTCGCCGCTGGTCAGCGTGACCGCGCCGGTCCTGGTGTTGAACGAAGCCACGCCGGCCGTCACGGTGTCGATCGGCGTCCACGCTGGAACACCGGCAACGCTTTGCCTGCCATACTGCACGCCGTCGATAGGAACATCCAGAAATCCACCGCCGCCACCGAGTAGCACGGTCGGCACCAGCGTGTAGATGTGCGATATGGCATCGTAGTTGAGAACATAGTTGGTCGAACTGGTGGGGGTAGACGAAACGGTTGCAAAGTCGCTCCAGTCCGTTTCAAACGTCCAAACACCGTTTTCCTTGGTGACCTCGATGCCGGTCGTGGCCGCGACCGTGCCGGGAAACTTGACGAGCGCCCGCAGTTTTGGCGTTGGAGCAGCCTTGGGCCGTTCGCTGAAAACCGGGATTGAGGGACTCATTGCACGGCCACTTTCTCCCTGTCAGGCAAGGATGGTGTCGGTATCCGTCACCGCCGTGGAAGTCCCGGCAATGGAGTTGACGCCGGAATTCCTGTTGATGCCCATATTGCGCAGCAGCCACACCTTCGATGCGCCGGTATTGGCCACCCGGATAAGACCCGCGCTGCCGTCTCCGTTGATAAAACGAAAGACATTGTCGCGGATGACGATGTCGCGCACGGTGACGGCGCCCGGATCGAGAATGAGGCCCCAGCTTCCGAGGTTGGTGAGAGTATTGTTGTCGATCTCAACATCATAGATGGGATCGGTGGACAACAGCGAGGTCATGGAAATGCCGATGGTGGTCAGCGAAATTCGGTTATTGCGAACCGCTATATTGGTAGATCGCCCGTCGATTTGAATGCCGCGGCCGTGCCCGGTGGGGGTGCCCTCGACGATGTTGTTGCCTTCAACGATTACGCTCTGCGCTGCCAAGACCAAAATTCCGGCCGTGGCCCCGTCGGCCGGGAAGGGGGCCGCAAAGGTTGGGTCGCCACTGTAGTGAAGACCGTACAACAGTATGGTGTTATTGGCGATCGTGATGAAATTGCAGGTATCGGAAGCGCCGTCTGGCGTGCAAGAAATTCCGGCTTGCGGGCAGCGTAGAATGTTGTTCCCGGTTATGATGATGGCGTCGGACTGAAGAACGCGGATCGGCGTGGCCGAAGAGAGCGTATCGCGGATCGAATTGTTGGAGATGATGCCGCGATTTGCTTTCACCAGGGTTGGAAATGTAATTGGATCGTCGGTCACGAAATGAGCCTCGGTCACCGCGCAACACACGTCATCCGAAATGCGCAGGCAATCGTTGCCATGAATGATGAACTCCGACGCTCCATTGCTCATCTGAAAACCACCACCGCTCAAATCGGTGATGCGGTTGTATAGGATGCGGATGTTCTTGCAGTTGAACAACCAAACGGCGTTGAGCAGATCGTGGATATCGCAATTTTGAATGAGGATATTGTCGCAGGCACCATAGATGGCAAAGTTTGCCTGGGCGCGGGGAAGCGCATCCCCTTTGATCTCGATGTCCTGAAACGTCAGATTGTTGGCCGCAACATGGAATACCGGCGTCGATCCGGCTCCCGATAGCCCATCGCCGCGCAGCCAGACGCCGCCACCATTATTCGACGTGAAGGTAATATCGGGCTGATCGATGATCAGGGTGTCGGTGCGCTGATACATCTTGTCGAGGATGACTTTGCCACCGCCGCGCACGCCGAGATAGGCCACACAGGCCCTGAACGCCGCATCATTGGCGGTAGTTGCGGTTGGGCTGCCGCCCATCGTCTCTGGCGTTATGACGTTGCCCTGCAGTTCCCACCACTGCCCGTCTGCCGACTGAAAGTGCCAGGCCTGGACCGGAGAGGGCGTCGAGATGCGGGCATATGTTGCCGCGCCACCATCGCCCACCGAAGCATAGCCGCGCAGTTGGATTGTTGCCCCGCCGCCCAGTATGGTGGTGGCAATTGCCGTCGCACGGGTGTCAAAAGCAACCGGCGACCACACCCCGCTCTGCCGACCATATTGCACGCCACCAGTTGGCGCGTCGGCGATGCCGGAGGCCGCACCGCCGAGCAGATGCGATGGAACCAGAACGTAAACGCCGGTCGCCGAGTCGAAGGTGAGGATAAAACTCGTCGGGCTGGTGGGAATGGCAGAGATCGAACTGAGATCGCTCCAGTCAGTATCAATTGTGACGGTGCCATGCGCCTTGGTCACTTCAATGCCAACGCCGCCGACGATGTTGCCGGGGAAGCCGACGACCTGCCGCAGCCTGATGACCGGCATGCTCATCGCGCCACCACTCCCGCCGCGATCGGTAGCGTGCCGATCAGGGCCTGGCCGGTCTCGTCGTCATCGCCGATGGTGATGCCGAGGTCGTAGGTGCCGGGGCAGAGGTTGGTCATCTCGCTGCGGGCAAAAGTCACGATAAAGGTTCCGAGGTCGACCACCGTGATCTTGCCGTTGTCGATGGTCGCCGAGAGAACGGCGCGACAATCGGTCGGATGCTTGACCTCGAAGATGATGGTCTTGTCGGTCAGGTCGAGCAGTTCGTCGGTATCGTCGTCGACGATCTGAAACTCGCGCTGGAAGGTTGCGCGGTTGGATTGTGCCTCAAGGCGTCCAAAGTCCATGGCTACAGCTTCACGTAAAACGTGCCCATCATGGTGCGCGGCGTGTTGTTGTGCCCGGCGCCAGAGCCGACAGTGGCGGTCGAGAATGTGTGGGTGTGGGATTGGCTCTCGTCGTCGGTGGCGCCACTGCCGCCGGCATTGACGGCGTTCACAACGAAGACGCCGCCGGCGGTTGCCGCAATGGTTCCGCCACCAACCTGATCTAAGAGCGAGCCGCCGCCGTGCGTATGACCGCGGTTGTTGTCGCCCGTCACGCCGGCTCCGGTATGATCGTGCGCCGCCAGTTCGGCGATCGTGAGCGGGTGGGTTATTTCGCCAATGATGCCGGCCGGGGTGGTAGAAACGTAGCGTTCGGTCGGCACGGCACCATAGCCGCCGCGGTAACTATTGCCCATCTCGGACATGCCGCCGATCATGATCTCGCGGAAGTCGAGCGTGGCAATGGTCTTGCCGTTGGTCCAGTCGTTCTCGGCATTGCCAGTGCGACCGCCAGATACCGGGCAGGTTGTCTGGTCATAGGTGCCGTATAGGTACAGGAACAGGAAGTGGCAGTCAGCATTGGCGCGGGTCGCACCGCTGCCGGAATTGCCAACAGTGAGGCCGTTGCTTTTGACCCAGCCGGAGCGGTCAACGCCCGTTGGCAACCACAATATGTCGCCGGTCTGGAAGATTTTGGTGGGGTCAACCGAGGTGCCGCCGCCGCCGCCCCCACCGTCAGACGGCCCGACCACAAGAACAAAGTCCTCGTCGAACTGCACCACCCCGCCGCTGTCGGTCAGCCGGACGTGGATCGAGCCGTCGGCGAAATACAGTTGCGGGATGCGGCCGTCAGAGGCCAGGATGATGGGGTTGGGGTGGACGAGGGTGAGCCCGGTGTCCATGTAGGCGTTCTGCGGCGCGTCAGTCCCGGCGGCGTAGAAATAGAGCCGACCGCCCGACAGCAGGGTGCCGTTGAGCTTGTCGAACTGCTGCGACAGCGAGAGATTGATCGAGCCAGCCATGGGCGCGAGAGTGGCCGAGGGGTCGGTTTGAGCAACGCACCAAGGGGGCCAGATGATCTACGTCGCCCAACTCCTCATCATCTTCGCGGTGGTCGCGGCCAACATCCACTGGGAGGCCACGCCCAACGGCCTAATCCCGGCTGCGGCCGGGGTGGGGTTGGCCTATGCCCTAACCGTTTGGCTGCCGACGCTCTTTCGTCGCCGAAGCATCCCCCTGCAGGATCAGCCTGGCAGCGATGGCACCGGCCTCATTGGAATTACGCGGCAACCCAGCCAGGCGCTGGAGCAGGGCCCCCGACGCTGGATCGGTAATAATCCGCGCTAGGCCGTTCAGGTTTTGACCCAACTGCCATTTGGTCCATTTGTCGTTGACGATACCCAACCACTTATTCGGACTGGCGGCGGTCTTGGCGACCTCGGAGAGGTTTGTGCCGCCGGCCATAAGCTTTAATTCCTCGGCGTTGAAGGCAGTCAGGGAGCCCTTGGCTTGCCGCTCCCCGGTAGCTGCGGCGATCTCCAGCAATTGCTCCATCCCTCGCCAGCGGGCTTGCCCGTTCGGCAGCGCCTCGACGGCGGCCTGTAGGTTGGCGCGCTGCTGCGGGTTGCCGGTCAGGCGCACGGCCAGTTTGGCCCCCAGGGCTTGGTTGCCGCCGGTCTGCAGGTTGGTCGCCGCATCATTCAGGGTGTATTCGATATGGGAGCGAACCAGTTGGCTCGCGGCACCTGGATTGCGCGCGGCTACCGCACCAACGGCCTCGGAGATTTGCCGCTCGTTGGCGGTGGGGTTTTTCGGGAAAAGCGCATTAATCGCATCACGGGTTTTGATGTCGCGGTTGGCAAGTTGGCCGAGCGGCCCGTCCAAGAGCGGTTGCAGGATGCGTCCTCGGAGGTTTTCTTCAACGGCTAGTGCGGTTGTGTATTGGCGCGTCGGATCGCGCACAGCGTTTGCCGCTGCGTCTCGGACGGCCGTTGCGTCCTGTCCGAGCCCGGACGTGATCTGCATGTTGGGGTTCTGATACAGCGGCGAGCGTGAATTGATGGTCTGCTGGTCAAGATACTTTTTGACCTCATTGAGAAAACCGATCGAGTCGTCCGGTAGATGCGCAACGTTCCGGTTTAACTGGACGTTGTTGCGGACAGCCTCGGCCGCCTCGCCATAGCCAGGAATGGCATATACCTGACGCATTTCCTGTGGCGTGAGGCGGACGTTCTCGGCCTGTTGATAAAACGGCCGGGCCTGTGTGTTGATGCCGCCACGCACGTCATTGACTGCGCCCTCGGCGGCCGTTCCGACCTCACGGCCGATGCTGGTGGGACTGGCTGGGCGTGGAGCAATGTTTCCGATTTCCGCCCGCGTGGCTCCCTCTATTTGCTGCGGTCGATCGGCAAAGAAGTTTTGCATCGTAGTCCGCGATTGCGGCGTGCTTTCGAGGATGCGCTGCGTGTCGGTCAGGACCGGACGACCAGTGACCCGACTCAGCGCCTCTGGCCAGGTCAGACCCACGCCGCGGGCCTGTGCGTGGTTGATGAGGAGTTCAGCGCGCTGCACATGCGCCGGGGTGACATAGTCCGGCAGCTGGCTTCGGATGGCGGTAGATGTGGTGCGACCGGGGCTCGCCAGGATGGCCCCTGCTCCTGCCGTTAGGGCCGCAGCCGCGCGGGCATAGGGCTCGATATCTGTGCCCTCTGTGGCCTGCCCTGCGGTTTCTGACGCTGCTCCTGGGATGACCGCTCCGGCGATGACGCGGCGAGCTATGCCGCCGGGACCAGCGAGCGCGGCCGGTAAAAACGATCCGATCGTCTCAGCGTATTTCTCGCCCGTCGTCTGCGGCTTGCGAAACTCGCCGGTATAGTTTTCGATGCCTTTTTGAATGTCGGCAGAACCTGGAATGGCAAACCCCTTTGCCGGATCGATCGGCGGAGGCGCGTCCATCCCTAATTTATCCATCACAAAGCGGGTTGCCGCGTCGATCCCGCGGGCCCCGAGGTTGCTCACATCGCCGGGCAGACCCGCCAATCCGATCGCGCCTTTGGCGAGGCCTACACCGCCAGCCTTGGCTAATCCCAGCGCGGTTGCACCGGCACCGACCTCCGGATAGGCGTCCCAACTGTCGGGAGGATTTGCGTCCTGCGGGCGCACGGTGATCCGCGCCGGGTCAGATGACGGCGGGGTTACCTCGGGGTAGGCACTCCAGTCGCTCACGGGACTTTCCGAATTTTTCCATCCCCAGCAATAAAGGTGTCGCCTCTACGGAGTTGCCCGCGGGCAACGGCGGCATCCGCGTCTGACTGGGTCTTAAAGACGGGCTGCGTTTTTACTGCTTGGGTGCCCTGCGCTGGAGCCTTCGGCAGTTCGGTTTGTAGTTTCGGTATCTTCAGGTCGTAAATTTTGTTGATGCGCTGATCACCGGTCAGCGACTTATCTGCCGCAACCCGCCCAACGTCCTCTTTGTATTTTGACAGGATTTGGAGATTGCTGATGGAGAGTTCTCGGCCTTCTGGCGTGGTCATCAGGCCGCCGAGCGCGCTCTTGAACGCGGTCAACTCGTTCTGCAGCAAGCGCCCCGAGCCGATCGGCCGCAATTGCGGGGAGAAGAAATCGATGGCGCGTTCGTAGGCTTGGATGTCGCTCAAGCCCTTGGTTTCGATGCCGTAATGGCCAAGGAAACTTTGAACTTTCGGAATGATGCCGTAAGGCACCCGTTGCCCAAGCCGCCGGATTTCTTCCAATTGAGCGTCGTGCCCGCGAGCATCGATGCCGCCCTCCACAAATTCTTTGAGGGTCTTGGAAAGTTCCTCGCCCTCCTTCGTGCGTGCGGAGCGCTCGATGCCAGAGTTTTTTTCCTGCCAATCCTCGACAGCCTTGATGGTCTTCTCGGTCTGCTCGCGCCCTTCCTTCGTTCCCATGCCCGATCGCAGGCGCAACCGGGCAAGATATTCGTTAACCCCATTTGCCCCCTTTGCCTGCCAAAACGCCGGAACGGGACTGTTCGGAT